GTTCAGCCCCAAGGTAGAGGCAATGATGGGGTCTAACCGTGAAACAACCGTTCTTGAAGTTGTTTGCAGAGATTACTCCAAGAAGAACGAAGATGCTTTCCTTCAATATGCAATCTGCCTGACAACAAACACTTGCTTATATACGAATGAAATGAAGGGGCTTGGCTCTAATCCCTTTATTTGTTTCCGTTGGTCTAAGTGCGCAGGTGAGATTTATGGACGAGGCCCACTACTTAATGCGCTGTCTTCAATTAAGACCACTAACCTCACCATTCAGTTAATTCTTGAGAACGCGCAGATGTCGATCTCTGGTATATATCAGATGGAAGATGACGGTGTAATCAACCCTGACACGATAAATTTAGTGCCCGGCACAATCATACCGAAAGCTATGGGGTCAACTGGCCTTCAGCCTATCCAAGCAGCAGGTAAGTTCGATGTTGCGCAGCTTGTTCTTAGCGACATGCGGCACAACATTAAGACTGCACTGTATAATGATATGCTTGGCAAGCCTGACACTACACCCGCAACTGCTACAGAGGTCGCAGAGCGTATGGCAGACTTGTCTCGCAGAATGGGTGCAGCCTTTGGCAGACTGCAAGCAGAGCTAGTTCAGCCAGTATTACAGCGTGTAATCTACATTCTTAAGAAGCAGGGCCGCATTGAAGTCCCAACAGTTAATGGGAGAGAGGTTAAAGTTCGCTCTGTATCTCCACTAGCCCAAGCCCAATCTAATCAGGACATTTCTAGCGTAGCAAGATTCTTAGAGTTGGTTGGCGGGACGTTTGGCCCTGAGATGTTGCAGCTTCTAATTGACGGTGAGCAGACAGCAATTCACTTGGCTAAAAAATTTGGTGTGCCAGAGAGCTTGATTCGTGATGAAGAACAGCGTAAACAAATAGCTGCATTAGCGCAGCAAATGGCGCAGCAGCAACAGCAACAGGGACAGATGGTTGCCGAACAAGGTTAATATTGGGATCGACGGAATACAAAGAGCCTCTGCTAAAGATGTAGAGGTAAGCCACAATATCGCTCATGTATTTAGTTCGCCCACAGGACAGGAAGTCCTGCGTTATCTGCGCTCCATTACAATCGAAATGGTTAATGGGCCTAATGTGACTACAGAAGAGTTGCGACATATAGAAGGCCAGCGTTATCTCGTTGGCCTTATTGAGCAACGTATCTCACATTCGCACAGGAGTAAGAACAAATGAACGAGACAGTAGCCGAAGCAACAGCCGTAGAAGCGCCTACAGAAGAGCGTGATTTTGTTGTGGCAGAGGACAGTCAGCCACAGCGGCCTGAGTGGTTGCCCGAAAAATACAACACAGGCGAGGACTTAGCTAAAGCATATAAGGAGCTAGAGTCAAAGCTTGGCACAAAAGATGAAGACCTGCGCAAGCAAATTGTTGAAGAGATTCAGACTGAAGCCTTTAGCGAGAGGCCAGAGTCAGCAGGTGATTATCAACTGCCAGATATTGTGAATGAAGAAATGGCTGTAGATAATGAATTGCTCAAGTGGTGGGCAGATCATTCATACGAGAACGGCTTTTCTCAAGATCAGTTCAATAAAGGCATTGAGATGTATGCTCAAGCTACTGGTGGGCAAGAGCCAGACCTTGATGCAGAAGCTGCAAAGCTTGGAGATAATGCTAATGACCGCATACAAGCTGCGTCTATGTTTGCAAACAAGTTCTTTCCAGAGCAATCTATTCCTGCTGTAGAGCGCATGTGCGAAAGCCACGAAGGAATCCTTGCTCTTGAAGCCGTGATGGAAGCAATGAAAGACGGATCGTTTACAGGCGAAACGCAGCCGAGCGCAGGTCAAAGTGAGGCCGATCTAAGGGAGATGATGAATGACCCAAGATACCATAAAGACCGAGACCCTCACTTCATCAAGCAAGTCACCGAAGGATTCCAAGCCCTTTACCCAAACAGAGGTTAAGATTCTAAAAAGGGGGCGTTACTACATGACCCCCTTTACCTTACGTCATGTTGATGAAGTTGTTGCTAACTTGAGTAAGGAAAATAAAAGAGAGCTTGCCATCTTAGGTCACACTGACGTTGAGCAGGCCATCATTGAGATGTACGAAACATCCGAGTGCTATCTTGTAAGGCGAGAGGGCGAAAGCTTTATAGCTGTTGGGGGTTTGTTCTTTACTGAGGATCAAGACTTTCCTCAAATGTTCTGCATGTTCTCAAATAAAATAAAAGAAAACTTCACTATGCTAGCGCGTGGATCAAGGATGTTGGTTAACTTCTTTGACAAGACTCAGCCCAATATGACTATGACCATCCTAGCTGATTATGAGGGAATATTGCAGTGGGCAGCTTGGCTTGGCTTTGAACCTGTTGGCACTTCAGTGCTAGGAGAAAACAAGTATGTTGAATTTGTGCGTTGCAATCCGAACAAAAAGAATGTTTACGATAGCTCATTACGGCCCATAATGCACTGAAAGGCCCGAAAGGATACCCTTATTGAAGTGCGAGAGTGGACACCCGTTGTAAACCGTAACTTCAATTAGGACTGTGAAAATGGCTAATACAATTGACCAAGCCTTTATCAAGCAGTTTGAAACCGAAGTTCACATGGCGTATCAGCGTATGGGTTCTAAACTACGGAACACTGTTCGCTCTACGAATGTGACTGGTTCAACTGCTCGTTTCCAAGTAATCGGAAAAGGCACAGCCAATACGAAATCTCGTAACGGCAACGTAACCCCAATGGAATTGGCGCATACAAACGTCGAAGTCACTATGGCTGACTACTATGCACCAGAGTACATTGATAAATTGGACGAGTTGAAAATCAACATCAACGAGCGTCAAGCTGTAGCTCAATCTGCTGCTGCTGCGCTTGGTCGTAAGACAGATGAGATTCTAACAACTGCTCTTGATGCAGGTGCTAGCTCAACTCAAATCCACGACACTGGCTCTGCTTTGGCAAAGGCTGACCTGCTTTCTCTCTTTGAGACTGTTGGCAACGCTGACATGCCAGAGGACGGACAACGCTTCTTGGCGATGTCTCCTGCGGGATTTGCTGATCTGTATAACATCACAGAGTTTGCATCTTCTGATTTCGTTGGCGATCAAAACCTGCCCTTCGCAGGTGGCATCACCATGAAAGAGTTCTTGGGCTTTAAAATCTTCTCAACGTCTGCGGTTGCAGGTGGCAAAAACTTTGCTTACCATACAAACGCTGTTGGCCTTGGCATCAACTCTGATGTTCAAACTGAGGTCAACTATGTTGCGGAAAAAGTCTCACACCTCGCAACCTCGATGATGTCAATGGGGGCTGTCGTTATTGATGACGAGGGCGTCTATGAAGTCCTCGACAATAACTAAGGAGAGTAAAACATGGCTTATGCAGCAAGTGGGCTAGCTCGAATTGGTGGTGACTCAAACGGAAGTTTGTGGATGTACACAAGCGCAGACGCAATTGCGACTGTAAACACAGCAGGTTATTTTAACAGCGCAGCAAATATGCTAGCTGTTCGTGACCTGATTATTGTTTGTGACACCAATGTTCCATCAACCAACTTTGTCAATGTTCTCTCGAACACTGGCACTGTAGTCGATGTTTCAGACGGCACTGCCGTTGTTGAAACAGACACCGATTAATAAAGGGGTGGGGGCTTCGGCCCCCATACTGCCATGCCAAAAGTAGCAGATTCCGCAATAGAAGTTGCAACCAACGCTTTATATCTTATTGGCGCAGATGCCATTACTGACTTTACCGCTAATACAGTAGAGGCAAAAGTTGCGAACGCTCTTTATGAAGACACCGTTCGTACATCGTTTGCTTCTTTTCGGTGGCGTTTTGCAACTACACAATTTAATCTCACACGGTTAGCAACAGCGCCCAAGGGTAAGTTTGATGCTGCTTACCATATACCCTCTTCCTGCATTACAGTAATAGGCGCAACAATTAATGATGCTCCAATTAAATACGATATTTATGGTAATAAAATATTTTGCAATGCAACCTCATCGGATACTGTAGTCTTAGACTATGTTGAGCGTGAAGCTGAATCCAATTGGCCTTCTTACTTTACAACGCCAATTCAGTTTTCGCTTGCTGCATCGTTTGCAATATCAATAGCTAAAGATGCGCAGTTAGCTAGCTTGATGGAGCAGAAAGCAGCTTCACTGTTTATAAAGGCTAGAAACATTGACTCTCAGCAACAAACAACGCGCAAACTAAACACTTCGAGGTTTATCACTGAAAGGCGCAGCTAATGCAAAAAATCAGAGTACCAATTAGCAGCTTTCAGTATGGCGAAGTAAGTGACTCTCTTATTATGAGAACTGACACTGCCGTCTACAATGCGTCAGCGCAAAGCCTACAGAACATGATCGTTATGGCAGAGGGGTCTGTTAAAAAGCGCTATGGCCTAAAGCATATCTATGACTATAGCTTAAATGATTCTACTAAAGAGCAGTCACATTTGTTTCCTTTTGTTTTTGATGAAAATGAAGAATACATTATTTCGGTAGAACACCAGAAAGTAAGATGTTTTCGCCTTCTAACAGATGGTACAGTAAGTCTTGTTTCTACTATAACAGCGGACACAAGTAGCGCAGCGCTTCCCTTCGATCAAGATTATTTAAAAGAATACACCACATCGCAGTATGGTGATGTTATGTTTATATCGCATCCACTATTTGCGCCAAGGACGCTAACACGCACAAGCCTTACTGCATTTGAAGTTTCTACATTTAGCTTTGACAAAAGAGCAGACAATAGCGCTACGTTCCAACCTTACTCCAAGTTCCAAAGTCATGGCGTAACGCTTGATCCTAGTGCCACGACTGGAACAGGGATAACCTTGACAACAAGCGCTGCGCATTGGGATACAACAGGTAGTCAGTCTGGTGGCAACTACGCTGACTCTCTGCATGTCGGCGTAGTGGTTAGGTATAGCGGCAATGAGGTTACAATAACCAGTGTTCAGTCTGCAACTCAGGCAACAGGTAATGTTGTTGACGAACTATCAACGCGCCTGTCTGTTTTAAATCCATTTCGCACTATTGCTGAAAGCACAACTGTAGAAGTTACTATGATAAATCATGGCTTCTCAGGTAGTGAATCCATTACCATTTCTGGCGCTTCAGCAACTGGCAATATTAATACTGGCAACTTAAACGAAGCTAGAACTGTAAGCGGCATTATCGACGAAAACACATTTACCTTTACTGCGGGTGGCGCTGCTTCTTCTGCTGAAGATGGCGGCGGTCAGGTAACTGTTGTGACTCATGCGCCTAGAGCAGATTGGGATGAGCAAGCTTGGTCGGCTAAGAGAGGCTACCCTGCGGCTGTCGAGTTCCATGAAAACCGCCTTTGCTTTGGCGGCACGATAGCAGAGCCAGATAACATTTGGATGTCACAGATTGGCGAGTTCTTTAACTTTGACGTAGGCGATGCAGCAGATACAGATTCTATCTCTATGGTAGCTGCAACAGGTGATGTTAATGAAATAAGGTATCTTGTTTCAAACAGAGACTTGCAAGTCTTCACTGCATCTAA